AAGATTCCGCAATACCAATTATGTCTGCATCCCCCATTACTTGACGAAAGGCCGTCTGAAAACAGAAAAAACGTTTCAGACGACCTTGTTTTGTGGGGGACTGTTAGTTTTTGCACAAGGAACAAATAGAGGAAAAAAACGCTGAAATCTCGGAAAGACGTGGATTCCAGCGTTTTTTTGTATCCGGGAAAGTTACGCCAGCTTTTTCATAAAACCGCGCCGGAATGCGCGGTTTTTTGTTTGAAGTTGACGGGATTGGGAATTTTTTAAAACTATTTTAAGAGGGTTTTAAAATCAGTTTACGGTACGGCCGAACCATTCTACGCGTCCGACGATGGCGATGTCGTCGTCTGTATGGCTTAGGTCTATTTCAAAGGGGGCGTAATGTGGGTTGGCTGATGTTACCAACAGCTTGCCCGGCATACGTTGCACGCGTTTGACGAACAGGTCGTTTCCTATGCGTAGGACGTACAGGCCGTCGCGCGGCTCGGTTTCGGCGTGGTTGATTAGGATGTTGTCGCCGTGGTTCAGGATGCCTTCCATGCTGTCGCCTTTGACGGCGATTACGGAGAGCTTGTCTGTTTGCCGGGTAACGTAGTTTTCTATCCAGTATCTCCGGAAAGCCATGCAGAATAATGGTTTTTCATCATTCACTGCTTGTCCATGCCCTGCCGCCGCTTCAACGTTGTATCGCGGGATAAAGACAAACTCACGCAGATCAACCGGATTGCCCAAGGTATCCACTGCGCCTGAACCGGTATTGGATACTGGGAAGGCTCCAACGTTTTCTGGTCTTGATTTGTCAGCAAACGGCAAACCTTTGCCGGTCAGTAACCAGTTTAAATCACAGCCGGTAACTTCTTGAATTTTTATAAGTGTTTCAGCCTTTGGCAAACCATCTTTAGCAAATACCTTATTCAGTCCCATGTAGGACATATCTATCTTGGAGGCTATATCCTCCAATGTCGAATCCGGCCATAAAAGCTGAAGTCTGCTTTTAAAAGTCATGTGTTTCTCTCTAACAAAAAAACTAACCAAAAAACCTTCCCTTTTGGTTAGAAATAATCTTAATCAAAAAACAAAAGTTTATAAAATAATCGCCATTTGTTTGTAAATTGACTAACCAAAAGGGTTTACAACTATCCTTTTGGTTAGTATTATTCGTTTCGCTAAGTCAAATGACTTAGCAAACAAACCCCAAAGGAATGTGTATGGAAACCCTAAAAGAAAGATTAATGGTAAAAATTGAAGATGCGGAAAGACAAAAACAAGATTGGCATCGTGCGGAAATTGTGGCAGCAGTTCGTAAACGCGGGAAAACAATTACTGCACTATCAATCGAATCCGGGTTAAGCGCGAATACATTAAAAAGCGCGTTGCAATTTAAATATCCAAAAGGCGAACGGATTATTTCAGACTTTCTCGGCATTCCACCTCAAGAGATTTGGCCTAGCCGTTATCCCAAACAGGTTTAACTTACTCAAAAGAGTAAACAAAAGTTTATATCAGGAGCAGTAAATGAGCAACACCATATCCTTAGAGGAGCTGAAAAATTTAAGTTTGCCCTGTCTTCCCAAGAATCTAGAAAGCATTAGATATCGTGCCAAAACGCAGGACTGGCCGTACATCGAAGAAGTTGGCAAAGCGCGTGGAGGCCGTCTGAAAAAATACTTAATCGCTTCCCTCCCTGCCGAAATCCGAGCAGCCATCATGAAACGGCAGTCGGACGAGCTGGCGGAGAAGATGCCGAAAACCCTGCCCCAAGTCAGACCGGGGACGGCGATGTCGGCTCAGGCACTGGCTGAAGCGGCCAAGCTGTTGAACGAGAAACAACGGTCGGTGGCGGATGCGCGATGTGCGGTGGTGGCGGCGGTATTGGGGATTAAATACGAATACGATTGCTCTGCGAAGGCTGCGGTGGCTCAGTTTTTGGGCTTGCTGGCAGAAGGTAAATTGGACGCGGTCACGCTCGGTAACTTGGAAAAGGCCAATGACCGCAGCCGGTCGGCAAAGGTTGGCGAACGTACTTTAGACGGCTGGATATCTGCTTATTTGAAAGCGGAAAACGCGACGGAGCGGTTGGTTGCTTTGGCTCCGAAGGTAACTAAGGCGGTCAAACCGATTGAGAGCTACGGTTGGTTGCCGATGTTTATGCAGTTTCACAATATTCCGTCCGCGCCAAAGCTGGCGCACAGTTACCGCCGATTTGTGCAGTGGGCTGAAGCGGAAAATATGCCGGTCAATGATGTGCCTAATTTGAGTATGGTGCGTCGCGTTTGGGAAAAGCTCCCGCTGATTATGCAGGAGCGCGGCAGGAAAACGGGGGCGGCTTATAAATCGCTGCTGCCTTATGTGAAACGTGATTGGGGGGCTTTGAAGCCGAACGATGTTTGGATCGGCGACGGCCACAGCTTTAAGGCGAAGGTGGCGCATCCGGTACACGGCAGGCCGTTTAAGCCGGAAGTAACGGTGATTATTGATGGTTGTACGCGGTTTGTGGTGGGATTTTCGGTATCTCTCGCTGAAAGTTGTGTGGCGGTATCGGACGCTCTGCGCATCGGGGTCAAGCACTTTGGTTTGCCGATTATCTACTACTCGGATAACGGCGGCGGCCAAACCGGCAAGACGATAGACCATGAAATCACGGGTATCACGTCCCGATTGGGTATCCGCCATGAAACGGGTATCGCGGGCAATCCGCAAGGTCGAGGCATCATCGAGCGATGGTGGAAAGACAATCTGATTGAGATGGTGCGCCAGTATGAGACGTTTGCGGGCGCGGGAATGGACAGCAGCACGAAGAACCTGATGTACCGCAAGATAGAAAGTGCTTTTAACGCTTTGGAAAAAGGCAAGGATTTGACGGAGGAACAACAGAAATATTTGAAAAAACTGCCGAGCTGGTCGCGCTTTATCGCGGATGTGGTCAAGTGTATCGACGAATACAACAACCGCCCGCACGGCGAGCTGCCCCGACATCCGGACGGCGGGCATTATACGCCGAAGGCTTATCGGGAAATGAGGCTGGAACAGGACGGTATCGTGCCGGATATGTTGTCGGCGCAAGAGCTGGCGACGATGTTTATGCCGCAAGAGGTGCGAAAGGTACAGCGCGGTTGGCTGGATTTGTTCAACAACTCTTATTTCTCAACCGAGCTGGCGGAGTATCACAAGGACGAGGTGCGGGTCAGCTACGATTTGAGCGATGCGTCGGCGGTCAATGTGTTTGATATGGACGGCAAGTTTATCACTAAGGCGCAGGCTGACGGCAATACCCGCGAGGCTTTCCCGACGGCGCGTATCGACCAACTGGCGGAAAAACGCCGAAAAGGCAAAATCAAGCGGGCGGAAAATGCAATCAAGCTCGCAAATGCGGAAGTCAATCCGGCACTGGAACAGGCGGCAGCTTGGGACGAGCTGGGACATTTGGGCGGAAACGTCATCGAGGCGGAGTATGCGGTGTTGCCGAAAACGGGCACGGACGATTTTGTGTTGTTTGAGGCGGATAGAAGTTAAAACGGTTTTAAACCTCTTTTAAAAGGACTAAAAAAATGAAACAAATCAATCATACATTGCAACAAAAACTGGCTGAATTCAAAGCCAAATCAGGCATGAACCAAACCCAACTGGCACGCGGTATCGGTACTTCGCCGGCATCCATCAGTATGTATCTGAATGGCACTTATGCGGAAAAAGGCGGTAATTATGAAACCATCGAGCCGAAAATCGAGGCGTTTTTGGAGATGCAGGACAGCAAGGCTCAACGTGAAGAGCTGGTGTTGGGTTTTGTATCGACTAAGACGACCCGCCGTATTGCGGAAGTGATGCGCGATGCGCACGAAGGCGGCGAAACGGTGGTGATCTACGGTCAGGCGGGTTTGGGCAAGACTCAGGCAGTCAAAAACTACTGCGAGAAAAACCCTGCGGCCATCTTGATTGAGGCTAATCCGAGCTTTACGGCACTTGTGCTGATGCGCAAGCTGGCAGCAGCGGCGAAGGTATCGGCAATGGGCAGCTTGAATGATTTGTTTGAATCGGTATCTGACCGCCTGCGTGATTCGGGCCGTCTGATTGTGGTCGATGAAGCGGAAAACCTGCCTTTACGCGCCCTTGAAATTGTGCGCCGTCTGCACGATGAAACGGGCTGCGGTTTGGTGTTGAGCGGTATGCCCCGACTGGTGGCCAACCTGCGTGGTAAGCATGGCGAGCTGGTACAGCTTTATAGCCGAGTGTCTGTCGCGCTGAATTTGGGCGAATCTTTGCCGGATGACGAACTCTTTGAGATTGCAAAATCAGCTTTGCCTGATGCGGACGAGGAAACGCTTTTTGAATTGGTTAAACATAGTAACGGTAATACGCGCCGGATGAGCAAATTGATGCGCGGCGCGGTACGCACGGCAAACAAGAACGGTATCAAGATGCAGGCCGGTATCGTTAAGAAATACAGCTCCCTGATTATCCGATAAGAAAGAAAGGCCATCTGAAATGAGACACGAATATGCGGTACACGCCGGAGTCTATGAGGACACTTGGCACGATTATGAAACCCATAAACGTCGCAAGATTTGGCGGGCGGATGTGCGCGGCAAGCGCAAAGAAGGCTTCGCATGGTTGCAAATCCGCCGACTGCGGAAACGATTTGAAAGCAAAGAGGAAGCCAAGGAATGGGCGGCGCAGATTAAGGCAGATTGGGTACGCAATAATTTTTTTGCCTTAAGAAAATATTAAGTGATTGATTTATATGGAAATAGAAAAATGTCTAATTTGTTTTGCGAACGAAAAACCAAGTGGATCGGTTTGGCTTTTTGGTTGTTGTTTGGGGTGGTTTTGGTGGGCACGATGCTGCACAGCCGCTCTAAGCCCAAGGTGTCGGCGGCAAAGTTGGAAATGTCGCGCCGCGAGCGTCTGGCGGATTTGGAGGCAAAAGCTTGGGGCAAGCAATACGAGGCGATGAGTACGGAAGAAAAAATGAAAGGGATTGTTTATGAGCCATAAGCCATTGAGCCCTACGGCGAAACAAGAGGCTTTGGAACGTGCGCTTAAGGAAATCCGCGCGAAATATGGCGATAAGGCGATTATGAAAGGATGTGTGAAATGAGTTTCGGACGACGTAATACGGATTGGCAGGCTTGGGGACAACACCGCAGGCGTGCGACGGCGCGAATGGCGCAAAAAAGCCGGGAGCGTGAAATCGAGGAATATCAGGCGCGTTTCAGACGGCCTGCCGATAAGAAGGAGGAGAAAAAATGATTTGGTTTGTTGTCGGATTGGCGGTGTTGGTGCTGCTGGGGATTGGGCTTGAACTGCTGGCCCGAATCGTCGTGTTGCACATGATAGGCGAAGGCCATGACGGGTATGACGACAATTAAAACGGTAAGCCGTTGATGTTGCTCTATATTTTTTTGCTTTGTTGAAAATATAAGGTATTGATTTAAAAGGATTTAGGAAATGAATGCAAAAGAAATTGCAGAATGGATCGAAGACCGTGGCGAGCTGATGATTATGAAAAAGGACGGCGAAGGCTTTGTGATTGCAGCGCGTGCGCCGGACGGGATGTGGAAAACTGCCGAAGCGGAAACTTTGGCTCAGGCGATAACTTTATGGGAGGAAGTGTGATGAATATCACTAGACCAAATAAAGAAGACCTTGACGCAGTATGGGAACTGGTCGCGTTTTTAAACAAAATTGCGCAGGGTTTGAATCCAGTTTATCAACCTGCCGACCCAGAGGATGAAGATGATTTCGAATATCTGAGCAATGCGCCTGCGGATGAAGTGTTTGAAGCTTTGGAATATAAGTCTGCCAACGCCAATTTGCCTTGGATTATGACCGTATTGGATACCTTGCTGTCTTCGAGTAACGATATTGTTGACCAAGAATCTAGTGTTTTGGATTTCTCTCCAAAATTTAAACAGGCTGTAAAGGATACGGAAAGGCTGGATTTCTTAATGGAAGTCGGGTTGGCCGAATTTTCAAAACAAAATGGCCAGAATACCCGTTGCAGCTTAACCCAATATGGCATTAAAGGCTATGGAAGCAATTACCGCGAAGCATTGGATGATGCAATGGCAATATGGAAGGAAGCGTGATGGACATCGAGCAATACAACCCTAAAAAAGACCCTAAATACATTGGCTATATTTTCCGATTTTTGAAGAAAAAAGCCAAACTGCTCGAAGCTTCAGGAGCTTATCCGCGAATTGTTAAGTTTAAAGATGGGTTCGGCTGGTATATCGGCTGGTTTATTGAAGATGGTCTTGGAGACTTTATTGGCAGCAGGATTTATTACGGCTCCGAAAAAGTTGAGACATTTTGTTTTGTGAAAACCCCTGAAACAGAGGTGGTTACCGAAGTCAAATGGGACGAATACGAACGTATCGGAGGGTGTGCATTAACTGAATGGCATCACAAATGGGTCTATGCCAATAAACAATCACGCAAATGCCGACATTGCGGAAGATGGGAACGGAAAGTCGTCAAGACCGTTAAGACGATTGAACGTCGAACATTATGGGAGAGTGAGTCATGAACGTGAAATGCCCGAACTGCGGGGCGGTGCATAGCCTGGACGCCTTAATCAATGATGCGGAGGCTTCGGCGGTATTAAAGGCTGTGTTGGAGATGGATGCGGAATTGGGCAAGGCGGCGATACGGTATATCGGTTTATTCCGTCCCGCCAAGTCCCAGCTCTCTTGGGCGCGTACCGCGAAACTGCTGAATGAGTTGCTGCCGATGATTAAGGCTCAGGAGGCGGCGCGAGACGGGGTTTGTTTTCCTGCCCCTACCGAGGCTTGGATTCGCGGCTTCAATGAAACCGTTAATGCACGCGACCAAGGCCGTCTGAAAACGCCGCTGAAGTCGCACGGATACTTATACGAAATCCTTGCAGGCTGGGTCGGCCAGCCAAGCGCAGGGAATCAGACAAACCAACCAAACCGCCGCACTGCTCTGCCGGCCAACCCCAGCCAAACCTTTACCGCAGCCGCGTCGCTGCAAGGACTGAAAAAATGAAAGAACTGCCTACCCAACTGCATAACGCCATGATCGACGGCCTGACCATGCTTTTGACCCTGCGTCTGAGCGGTTCGCCGGCTGCCGACACTGTGGCCGCCACTGCGCAAACATGGAGCCGTGTGTTGGCGCACGGCCGGGCGTGGGACGAAGCGCGAGATGTACCGCGCTTTCAGACGGCCTTTATGGTATTGGCAAATGAAATGAGCCGATAGCCGAGTCCGAAAGATTTTTTGGACAATCTGCCGCCGCCACCGGAGCCGTTGAAGCTGGAGCACCATTACCACCCCACGGAAGAGGAAAAAGCGAAGGGGAAATCGGCTTTAAGCCGCATACAGGGCGTAATTAAAGAGGTGTTAAGAGGCAAGTCGCTGATACCGCCTCCGGCTGATACCGCCACCGAGCAGATTTTGAGAAACCGCGCGAAAGTTGAAGAAATTTTGAACAAGAAAGTAAAGTGAAATGATAAATGTATATTTTACAAGTAATAACCGAATATCAGACTTAATCAGCCACCTAGAAAAGTTGAAGGCAGAGCACGGCGATTTAGTAATAACCCACAATTATTTGCGAGGAGGAGTTAGAGATATTGATTTAACAGAGTTTAAGGTTGCTTATATCAGACCTAAGGAAAAACGCGAAAAAATATTGGCTTATCGTATTGGGACACACCAAGTCGGTGATTTAAAGGTCTTAAGAATTTTATAGTTTAAAAGGAAAACATCATGATTGAACCGCACGAATACCGTCTATTGGACGAATATTTAGAGCAGGACTGGGATGCCTTTATCAGTTTTGCTGAAACTAAAGGATTTGAAGCAAGCGAAGTATATCAACTACTCAACAAACTGGAGGAAAAAGCAAATGGCTAAAAACCGAATCAAACAACCCGCTATCGAAGCGGCACAAGACAAAGCGGAAGTTACCGCATTTATCCGCCAAATCGGCGACTTGCAGCGCGAAGTCAAACGCCTGGAAACCGAAGCCGGAGACAAAAAAGCGGTCATCGAAGAGGAATATGCCGCCAAAGCCGCGCCGATGTGTGCCGAAATCATGAGCCTGACCGAACGTGTGGCCGCCTACTGCGAGGCACATAAGGACGAGCTGACGGAAAACGGTAAAACCAAAACCGTGGACTTTACCACCGGCCTGATTAAATGGCGCATCCGTCCGCCATCCGTCAAGGTAACGGGCGTGGCCGCCGTCCTGGCGTGGCTCTCGGAGAAATCCGCCTTTGCCGAGTTTGTCCGCACTAAAAAGGAAATCGATAAAGACGCCATCCTGAATCAAAAAGAGCGTTTTTCAGACGGCCAAGTGCCGGGGATTAAGATTGTGTCGGGGCTCGAGGATTTTGTGATTGAGCCTACTGAGCAGGAGTTAGCGTGATGATAAACTATGAACCAAATAATGCTCGCTCTATAGGGTACAAGCATATTGTTGAGGTGGTATTGCAACAGTGGGAGTACCAAAAAACCTATATTGTCGAAGTTGGAGGGGTGGTATCAGGTCTTGACGCGTTAAATTTGGCTGTGGATTTGCTGTTTGAAAAATTGGAGGGCAACGAATTTAAATTGATTCATCTCCAATCTGCTTTGAACGAGGAAGATTCATTAGAAATCAATTTATATGACTCTCCGTGGCCGGTAGATACATTCAAAGACTACGTCGTTAGCGTTAGAATTATCGGTTTAGAAAAGGATGAATCATGAAGCAATGGTTCATTGAAATCATCCACAATGTCGATATTTTGTGTAACGTGGCTTTTTGGATATCGGCTATGGCGCTATTTGCTTTGTCGCTTAATGGCGATGAATCTGCTAAAGAGATTACTGGATTTTGGTTGAAAGTCTTTCTGGTCTCGTTATTTGGTGTCATGGTTATACCGTCGAAAGAGGTATTAGAAGCAATGCTTTAAAAGGCATTTAAAGGCCGTCTGAAATGGGGTTTAAAACCTGTTTCAGACGGCCTTTTTTGTGTCTGTCGGTTTCGCAAAAAAATATGGACTTAATACTATATATTGTATTTTATTGTATAATATACGCTAATTTATACTATATGTTGTATTGGAGAGATAATGCGCCGGGCGTTGATTGCGAAAATTAAGATTGCTCAAAAGGAGCTGGGCTTGGATGACGGTACCTATCGCGCGGTGTTGGAGCGTGTGACGGGCAAGCGGTCGTGTACCGAGTGCAGCATCCCTGAGCTGGAGCGCGTGGTCGAGGATTTGCGCCGGCATGGGTTTACGCCGAAGAAAACGGCAGGCCGTCGCCCGAACCGCCGCTCTTCCGCCGATCCGATGATGCGGAAAATCGAAGCCCTGCTGCTGGATAACGGCTGGACTTGGAATTATGCGCATGGTACGGCGAAAAAGATGTTTAAGGTTGACCGCGTGGAATGGCTGTCAGACGGCAATATGCACAAGCTGGTGGCGGCGTTGCAGATTGCTGCGAACCGCCGTAAGAAAGGGGCTGTGTGATGTATGAGACGGCAGATTTTGGCGCGGTCAAGCATCTGCTTCCTGATAGTGTACAGGCGTTGATTACGGTCATCGGGTTTAATGAAACGCTGGAGTTGGTGCGTCTGATGGGCGGTACGACTTATCCGTTGCGGCAGGGTTATACGAAAAACAGTCAATCCCGTGTTGCATACTTGGAGGAGATTATCGGCAGTGAGGCGGCCGGTCGGCTGGTGGAGGCAATGGCTCCGTGCAATCTGTTTGTACCCCGTTGCGAGACGGCCTTGTATGAGTTGCGAAACCGTAAAATCCGCAGTCAGTTTGACCGACAGACGGCAGGTGGCACCCCTGCATATGAGGCCGTTAACGATTTGGCCTTGGCGCACCGCCTAAGCGACCGCCATGTGTGGCGGATCCTGAAACAGGCGGATAAGGAAGCGGAGCAGGAAAATTTGTTTTAATACTTAAATAGCCTTACTTGATTAGAAAGTAAGGCTATTTTGTTTTATATTTTCCCCCTATAATCTACATTATATGCTTGGCATAAAGGGATAGAAATGGGAATTGTACTAATATTTGTCATCTTAGGGATAGGTCTTTTTATTGCTTTGGCAAACAGTAAAAAAAGGGAAACAGAAACAAACCAAGTAATTGAAAATTCAACAAAGGTTATTACTATTGAACCCACAATTTCGTTCAAAAGTACGAGAGGCACTAGATATTCAGTAGCTGACGATCCTAATATAGAAATTCCAAAAGAGTTCGTTAAAAAGACAAAGTCAGAAATTATTGAAATGGCTTTCGATCATATTTTTAGAACGATTGAATGTGAAGCTTCTATTAAACAGAAAATACGAAATGAATATATTGAAGCCTTAACCAAGCAACAGTACAGTCGCTGTCATGATATTTTGAGATTTAATCTTACAGGGATTGATTTCAAATGGACTTGGTTCGATGATTGGAAGCACAGATTTAGTAATGCTGATAAATGGCCAGAGGCATGGCGTGGAATAAGTTATGATGCAATAGACGTACCTGAGAATCTTCATGCTGTATTGGAATTTGTAAAAGTAGCTGAGATTAGAAAAGCTTTGAAAGCAAAAGGATTAGAGAAGGTGCCTACAACTCGCATACAAGTGCAGGAGTGTGCTCTTAAACATCTTACTGTTTCGGACTTGCAAGCGGCAATAAAGGAACGAGTTAGTTATTTTGAAGCTTTAAGAGATAAGAATAATCAACAGGCAATTTTTGGCTTAATTGGAAGCAGTATTGATCATGCACAAAACCAATTATCAAGGTTAGTTGAGATTATTCAGATTAAACAGGAAAAACCATATATTGAATTAAAAGAAGTTGTTTATTTGTCTCCGAGTTGGAATGATAATGGACTTGATCGTTGGGTATTGGAACAAGTTGGAGATTCGTTAAATGACACTATATTCCCTCCTTACTATCCCGGCGATTCGATTTCTATACAAGTAGATTATTCTGTACGATATTGACCTAATATGTTCTAAGGCCGTCTGAAATTTCAGGCGGCCTTTTTGTTGCCTACTGACACTGTTTCGACCGCTGCAAAAGCCATGCCGTTTGAAAATGTAAGCCTCTGAAAGTGCATTTTAATCTGATTTTGAGGGAGGCTTTAATGAGCAAAATTATTTGTCTGACTGCCGGACACAGTAACACCGACCCGGGCGCGGTCAACGGAAGCGACCGTGAGGCGGACTTGGCGCAGGATATGCGCAACATTGTGGCTTCAATCCTGCGTAACGATTACGGCCTGACCGTACGCACCGACGGCGAAGGCAAAGGCAATATGCCCTTGCGCGATGCGGTCAAGCTGATTCGCGGCTCGGATGTGGCGATTGAGTTTCACACCAACGCTGCCGTCAGCAAAGCGGCGACAGGCATCGAAGCCTTGAGTACTGTTAAAAACAAACGCTGGTGTCAGGTGTTGAGCAAAGCTGTTGCCAAGAAAACCGGCTGGAAACTGCGCGGCGAAGACGGCTTTAAACCCGACAATGCGGGCCAGCATTCGCGCCTGGCTTATGCACAAGCCGGCGGCATTGTGTTTGAGCCGTTTTTTATCAGCAACGACACTGATTTAGCCTTGTTTAAGACTACTAAATGGGGCATCTGCCGCGCGATTGCGGACGCGATTGCGATGGAATTGGGGGCGGCAAGAGTATGAATATTATTGGTAAATTGAAAGAAGCTGCTTCCTATTTTCTTACAAAATTGATTGGAGAAAATCCTAGTAATGAGCAGGTAAACCGCGCACTTATACAGATGCCAAATGTTCGTCCGATACACACCTATCCACGCCCAAATTTAAGAAACTCAGGCGTGGCAGCCGCGAAACGGGCGGTGCGCAAACGCAAGAATCGTCGTTAATCATGGGACAGGTTGAGTTTTACGAAAAGATGATTGGGCTGTGGTCGAGCAAAAGCCGCGAGGCAAGCGAACAGGCAGATTTGGCTGCGTTTGAATTTGCGGAGGGCGAACTTGCCAATTATCGGGAAATGCTGAAACGGCACCTGCAAACCAAAAGTGTGGAATAGCAATGCGTATTTTGGATATTTTTAAAAACCCGGCGACAGGCAATGTGTCGCACTCGAAGCTGTGGGCAAACGTCGCCTGCGCGGCTGGGACGTTTAAGTTTGTGATGTTGCCCGACCCGTCGGCGGAGATTTGGGCGGTGTATTTGGGCATTGTCGGCGGCTATGCCGTGGCGCGTTCGTTGGTCAGCGTCAAACGTCAGGAGGTCGAGAATGAATCTCGTGAAACTGCTGGCGAATAACTGGCAACCGATTGCCATCATCGCGCTTGTCGGCACTCTCTTGGCGGTGTCGCACCATCAAGGCTATAAGTCGGCGTTTGCGAAGCAGCAGGCGGTCATTGAGAAAATGAAGCGCGACAAGGCGCAAGCCATGCTGTTGTCGGCTCAAAACTATGCGCGCGAATTGGAACTGGTACGCGCGGAAGCGAAAAAATATGAAGTCAAGGCACACGCCGTCGGCATGGCTTTGGCGAAAAAACAGGCGGAAGTCAGCCGTCTGAAAACGGAAAATAAAAAGGAAATTGAAAATGTCCTTACTCAAGACCGTAAAAATGCAAGCGGCGGTTGTATTGACGGCTTTGGCCATCACGGCCTGCAGCTCTACAACCGCGCCCTCGGTTACGGAAATTAAGG